ATTTTTTCAACTGGGAATTTTCGAGTTCCCAAATCTCCAAAACCTATTTTTATTATTATTATTATTAAGAATCTCGATTCAAATCCAGTTTCAAAAACTGATTAAAATATTATGATAACTCCAAAAAATCAAACAATTGGCTGAAAGCCTAATTCTATGGCTCTTGTGCCTTCTGGTAATTCCACTGATACGAAAGCGGAAGGTGGTGGACTTCTTGGTTCTGTTCTATCTGGCGTGTTCGGTTTCGGACTTCCAGTTCTCAAGCGTGTACTTCTTTGGTACGGTAACGTAGTGCACAAGTCACTCGCTATCCAGCTCAATCGTCAGTTCTCCAGATACGGAGAGTGGATTCCGACTAGCAACGGCTATTCGTTTGTTCCGAAACCCGAGTACTCTGATTCTCTACCAGATCAGGCGAACACTACTCGTGGTGATTTCGACTACAAGAACCTCCAGCCTCTTGCTGAAGGCGCAGAAGGTCTTGCAAATTGGCTTTGGTCCAAGCGTCGTCGTCCGAAGACAGGTGGTCATAAGGTTGTTCCTTATTCTGGACCCAAAATCGAGGAGATCGATATGTATCGTCCTCGTGCTCCGCGTCCTGCACCTGCTGCAAAGCGTCCTGTTGCTCATCTGGATGCTTTGATGACAACTGGTCGTTTGCCTCCTGTTGCGAAGGCTCCGCCTCGTGGACGTGTTGCTGCTGCTCCCAATCGGAAGTCTCCTGTTGAGGTACATCAGGATGTTGTGAGTGCTCTTCATGCTGAGCATTCCTTGCCCAAGGAACAGCGTCTTGCTGCTCGTCAGAGTTTGATTGAGAAGAATCGTGAGGCCGCTGTCAATCATTCTGCTGTGATGACTACTTTGTACAATAAGCGTCGTCCCGCTTATTCTACTCCCCGTGGACGCTATGGAGAGCGGGCCTACGGGATCATGAAGAATCTCGGTGGTACACGCAAGCAGCGTGATTTGTGGAATGGTCGTGCTCAGGCCTATCGTGCTCGCACCTTCAGTAGTGCTTCTGCTTATGGCAGTAACTACACTCAGGCTCCTGGAGTTTTTAAGGAGCAGAAGGATGGTATCAAGTTTTCCAAGACGGAATATCTTGCTGAAGTGACCTCTCAGGCTGTCTTTGATCAACTGGAGTATGAAATTAATCCTGGTGTTGCCGCTACTTTTCCTTTTCTTTCCCAGCTTGCCAAGTTGTTCCAGGAGTATATCTTTGTCAAACTGAAGTTTATTGTGCGGCCGCGTGTGTCTACGACATCCTCTTGTGGTCTTTTCCAGGCTGTTTTGACCAATGTCAAGACTCCAGCTCCGACATCTGTTCAGGAGATCATGACGATTACTGGTGCTACTGAGTCTGTCTCTTACAAGCCTCGGTCTTGTAATTTGTCTCCTGCAGATCTTCAACTCACTGGTCCGACACGTGCTGTTCGCACTGGTGCTTTGACCAATACTGAGAATGCTGATCTCTATGATGTTGGTCGCTATTTCCTTGCTCGTTCTGGAGGAGATATCACTTTGGATGATGATGTTGTGGGAGATCTCTATGTCTCTTATACTATCTATCTCATGAATCCGATTCCGGATGTTCTGACGCTTGATCCTCAAGTGAACGATTGTCTTTCTCTTGCTGCTTTCACCACTTCCGATTTCGCTCAGAATGCGAATATCCTGATTACTGAAGAGGTATGGACACCTGGTATGGACAGTGATGGTTGGTGGTTTAGCAGTGATTCGAGCAGGCTGTGGCTTACCAAGTCTTCCACTTCTGATGCTGCTGTTCTCACTATCCCCAAAGGAGGCTTTATTTTTACATGGTATGCGAAAATCAACATGAATGTTGCTGCTGCTGCTCCTATTGCTTTCAGTACTTCTCAAGTGACAACTACTTCAGGTACAGTTGTCTATAACATGTCTCCTCTCTCTGCTACGACTGTTCTTGCTGATAATGTCAATGATGTTCGTTTCTGGGGTGTTTTCCTCGTTGAAGTTCAGTCGGAGTCAGCTGTCATCACTATGACCCCGAAGGTTAACAACATTGATTGTGTTGTTTCAGACTTTGGTTTTCAGATTAATCAGGTTGATATGACTGTCTATGATAATTTTCCATCTAGTTTGATTCCTTTTGATCAGCCTGCTCTTGACAAGAAGGAGATGAAGGAGATTAAGGAGACTCAGAAGGAGGTTGATCAGCTTAGGGATCAGCTTGAGGCTGTAACTAAGCTTGTTCGTGGAATGAAGTTGATTCAGGACCATCCCATTCCACCTATTGCGGAGAAGATTCCTTCCGGTAAGAAGTTCTGAGCGTTTTTTTAGCTACTGATTTTTAATCCAAGTAGGTTTCATAGAATTGGAATATATGAAATTCTATTGTCGAGAGTTTTTGCAGTAGCTCCAAATTAAAAACATCGACATAGGTCTTAGGTGCCCCGAACCTAGGTTAGAATACTGTTGTTATATACATGCTTTGGACAAATTTTTTTTTGAATTTATATTTGGAAATTCAAAAAACTTGGACAAGGATACCTACAAAATTCATTTTTTTGAAGAAAAAATGAATTTTTTATGGTATCTTTTTATTTTTTGAATGACAAATATAAATTCAAAATATAAATTGCATGTAAAGACAACCCCCCCGGGAAGGACCCGCGGTAGCGAGGCGAAGCCTTTCTCCTTAGTTTTTATGTTTTAAAAACATTGGCGTAGCCAATCCAACTAACCGGCATATCTCTAATGTTATGCCGGTTAGTAGTCAGAGGTCAAGGAGATGGGCGCCACCATCTCTTTTAAAAACCTAAGTTTTTTATTTAGAATTCATCTACATCCTCAGTGAGGTTCGATGATATTCTGTGCGGAGGTCCCTCTCCGTAAACGAATTCGTCATTATTCCATGAGACATCAAAACCATCTTCGTTACGGTTTATGTTGTCCTCCCATACATCCCACTGTTTGGGATCTTTCATCGTTATCAAATAAAAACATTCCTCCATGTTTTCGGCAAGTCTCCTGCACTTTTCTATGTATTCCTTGAATATAAGTTGATTGGTAAACGATGGAATTTCGTTCCCTAGACCGAATTCACTCTTGACGTAAGTATGGTGAACGGTTTCATTATCAGTCCATAGAGTCCTGCTTAGCATGCTCGTATATTAATTCGATTATTAGTATTATAATTACGATTATAATTATGAATACCACTACTGTGTCTGCGTCCAGTTAATGATGGCTCTTCTTAGGCTGCATATTGGCTAGCTTATGGATCGCCTCTTGTTCGTCAAGTTCTTCAAATACGTTTTCATCCGATTCCTCGGATTCTTCTTGATCATACCATCCGATGTCAAGTAAATAGTTCCTGGCGCCGATATATTCCTCCCCACGTCGGAGTTCCAGGTTACCTGTCAAATCGATCAACCTCTCTGTCTGTTCAATCAGAGAGAGACAAGCATGCACTGCCTCAGCCTTGGTTTTCGATTTTTCTTCGGGAATAATCGGTTCAGGAACTTTGTTTTCAAGATTCATTCCGTTGTGATCATGGATCTTCCACCGATCCATTGACATTGAAAAAGTCTGAGGCGGGAAGTTGGCTAAGACGATCACCCATTTGATGTCAAATACGAAGGTCTTTCCTGAGTAGCGAGTCGCCGTGACCATGCCATCACGGATTGACTCGAGCGGTTCATAGATAGACTTATCTTCCGCGTTTCTGGGTAGATCGACAATTAGACAACGTCCCGACCAGCCTTCATTCAGTGCATTTGCAATGATGGTGGCGCATTTTTCAGCCCCACCCATCTGTTTCAGAGTGTATACCTCTCTTGGGTATCTCATGAACATTTCTCTGGCAAAGTACGACTTTCCAGTCCCACCAATTCGTTCGTGAATCCAGTTGATACTGCGATAATCACCTGGTTCGTTGATGATTCTGTCATGCCATTTCTGTTGCCATGGAAAGATCCAATCTTTCGGTTGGTACTCTTCAAGACGAGGCTTGAGAGAAAATGCCTGAATGACAGCTGCAACCTCAGTTGCTTTGGGAGTGTTCCGGAGTGCCTCCTGCACTGTTTTGCACTGCCAAACGTCCTCCACGGTCCACTCTCTTTTAATCAAAGCAAGCATGTCATCATTTTCATGATCATACTTGCACATGTACTTGAAGATACGGTTCAGATGTTTCTGAAAACGAATTGGCCCGATATTTGGATGGATGGATCCATAATCGAAGCATCGGGGGTTGGTACGTTGTATGTACTTACCAAAGTCCACATACACGTGAGTGTGCTGATAGTCGATCTTCTTCGTTCCTATCTCATGCGCGACACGTACGTACTTTGCTTTGTGGATTTCTGAGAACCATTTGATAATGGCCTGCTTGTCGATCCACGTAGCATACGTAACTAAAAAGTATCTCGCTTGAAAGAAAAACGTTTTCTCGTCAACGGCAGCAATACATTCGCTCAAATCCTCATCATCATGAAAATCTGACGTTGTTCCATTTTCTGGAACTGGTGCTACTATTGTAGTACCTTCAACACTCCCTTCGTAGAGTTCCCCCAGGGGCAATCCTGGCAGGCCCGTGAGATTTAACGGAACAACTGACATTTGATTCCAAATCTCGATTTCTTTTTGTTTTCTGATTTTTCTTAGTGTTTTAACCACTCTTTGATTTTTGGAGTTATCCTACTAATATTTTTCAATTTTTGAGTTGAAAAAATTTTTCCGGGAATTTTTCCGTTCCCAAATTTTTTCAACTGGGAATTTTCGAGTTCCCAAATCTCCAAAACCTATTTTTATTATTATTATTATTAAGAATCTCGATTCAAATCCAGTTTCAAAAACTGATTAAAATATTATGATAACTCAAAAAATCTAACAGTTGGCTGAGAGCCTAACTCTATGGCTTTGGTACCCGCCAAAGAAACCGCCTTAACTCAATCAGGAGGTAGCAGTCTGATCAGTTCTGTTTTATCTGGCGTGTTTGGTTTCGGACTTCCGGTTCTCAAGCGTGTACTCCTCTGGTACGGTAACGTAGTGCATAAGTCACTCGCTATCCAGCTCAATCGCCAGTTCTCCAAGTACGGAGAGTGGGTTCCCACTTCCACTGGCTATAGCTTCATCCCGAAACCCGAGTACTCTGATTCTCTGCCTGATCAGGGGACAACTACTCGTGGTGATTTCGATTACAAGAACCTCGAGCCTCTTGCTGAAGGTGCTGAGGGTGCTGCCAATTGGCTTTGGTCCAAGCGTCGTCGTCCGGAAACTGGTGGTAACAAAGTTGTACCTTATTCCGGACCCAAAATCGAGGAGATCGACATGTATCGTCCTCGTGCTCCGCGTGTTGCGCCTGCTGCAAAGCGTCCTGTTGCTCATCTTGATGCTTTGATGACTACAGGAAGGATGCCGCGTGTTACTCGTTCTGCTGTTGCAGTTCCAGCCAAGGCTCCTCCCCGTGGGCGTTCTGCTGCTGCTCCTGTTCATCGTGTCAGTCCTGTTGAGAATCACATGCAGGTGACTGCTGATCTCCAGGCTGAGCATTCTCTTCCCAAGGAGCAGCGTCTTGCAGCTCGTCAGACGATTGTTCAGGAACGCTATAGCAAGCGTCGTCCTGTTTACAATTATCCGGGTCATTACGGGAAGGGAGACTACAAGGCCATTCAGGCTATCGGCGGAGATCGCAAGAGGCGTGACATTTGGTCTGGTCGTGGACGTGCCTATGCTCGTCATGCGAGTCCTTTGGCTGTAGGAAGCAGCTATACTCAGAAGTTTGGAAAGATGACTGAGCAGAAGGACGGTATCACCTTTTCCAAGAAGGAGTTGCTTGCTGAAGTTACATCTCAGTCTGCGTTCAATCTTTTGACGTATGTTATCAATCCTGGACTTGCAACTACCTTTCCTTTTCTGTCTCAGATTGCGAAGCTGTTTCAGGAGTATATCTTCGTCAAGCTGAAGTTCTATGTGGCTCCTCGTGTTGCCACGACTTCTTCTTGTGGTTTGTTCCAGGCCATGCTGACAAATTTCAAGGTTCCTGCTCCCACTTCTGTTCAGGAATTGATGACAATCACGGGAGCCACAGAGTCTGCTTCCTACAAGCCGCGTTCGATCAGGATCAGTCCTGAAGATCTCCAGCTCACTGGTCCGACGCGTGCTGTTCGTGTTTCCGCTCTTGACAATGTTGAGAATTCCGATCTCTACGATGTTGGTCGTTTCTTCCTTGCTCGTTCTGGGGGTGATGCTACATTGAATGATGATGCTGTTGGAGACTTGTATGTTTCCTATACAGTCAAGCTGTTTAATCCGATTCCGGATGTAGCATCTCTTGCTCCTCAGGAAGGATATCACTGGATTTGTATCTGGAAGGCTGATTCCTCTCTTCAGAATACTGCTATCAAGCCAGTGACAACATCGTACAATCCAACTGAACCTACTGCTCATCCAGAATGGCAGTCGAGTAATGATCAGATAGCTTGGTGTACTCAGGATGATCCATCTGACGCCACCTTTGTCACTCTTCCTCAGGGAGCCTATGTCTTGAATTGGTATGCTAAATGTGACATGGGTGTTGCTGGATATCCTGTTCTCTTTGGTGATCCGGAAGTGACTGTCTTTTCTGGTACAGTTACTCAGAACTACTCTCCTCTCACTGCGACGACGACTCAGTGTTTGAATGTCAATGATTCTCGTCTTTGGGGATGGATTGGATTCAATGTGACGACATCGACTGCAGTGATTGCTTTGAATCCTCAGGTGGCCAATATCGATTGTGTTGTTCTCGATTTTGGGATTCAGATTCATGCAGTCGATCCTCAGGTCTATGACAATTGGCCTAATTCTCTTGAACCCGAAGTTTCAACTCTTGTCAAGGAGCAAGAGGAGATCAAGAAGAATCACAAGGAGGTTGAGTCTCTCAAGGATCAGGTTGATGCTCTCACCAAGCTTGTTCGTGGAATGAAGTTGATTCAGGATCATCCGATTCCACCTGTTGCTCAGAAGATTCCTTCCGGTAAGAAGTTCTGAGCATTTTTTTAGCTACTGATTTTTAATCCAAGTAGGTTTCATAGAATTGGAATATATGAAATTCTATTGTCGAGAGTTTTTGCAGTAGCTCTAAATTAAAAACATCGACATAGGTCTTAGGTGCCCCGAACCTAGGTTAGAATACTGTTGTTAT